GGAATTATTAAATGTACCACATAGCATTAGGTCCGTAATTCTTGCTTCACTATATATTGATCTGCCCGAAGAAGAACAGCACGCTATATTGTACCACGATGGGTTATACACACCACTAGGTCGAGAGTTACAAGGCAATGAAACAGAACTGTATCTGATTTTGCATACTGCTGATATGTGGTGCAGTAGATTCCTAGAAAAATCAACCGAAGAAAGTGAGGAATAAAAAATGGCTAGAAAAGTATTGATAATGGGGGAATCAGGAACAGGAAAAACAACTTCCATGCGTAACCTGAACCCTGACACAGTGGCAATCGTTAACCCAGTAGGTAAGGAACTGCCTTTCCGTGGAAGATTCACAACGCTTGACGGTGTTACAGATTCAAAGAAGATCACCACTTGGATGAAAGACCAAGTGAAAGCAGGTAAAAAAGTTATTGTAGTAGATGATTTCCAGTACATCCTTTCCGTGCCTTACATGAACCGAATCAAGGAAGCAGGTTGGGATAAATGGAATGACTTTGGTTCTAACTACTTTGAGATCATCGAAGTATGTAAGGATTTACCAAAGGATGTGATCGTGTACTACATGACGCACACGGAAACCCTTGAAAATGGACTTACAACCATCAAGCTGATCGGTAAACTTTTGAGAGAGAAAATCACCATTGAAGGACTGTTCACCATCGTGCTTAGAACTGGCGTAAATGAATCAAAATATTACTTCTACACCCAGAATAGTGGTAAGGACACAGTAAAATCACCACTTGGAATGTTCCCTGCTTATGCGATCGAAAACGATCTGCAGTATGTAGATGATAAGATCAGAAGCTACTATCAGTTTGGAGAATTCAAGTCTGATGAAGAAATGCAGAAAGCTGATAAAGCGGTAGCGTCTGACCTTGAGAAGCCTGATGCAAGGGGTAGGAGAGCGAGAACTACTAAGCCTACGGAGACTGAAACCAAGGTTACGGAAAGACCTACGAGAAAATCACGTTCCGAGGTCATAGATGATAACATAAATAAGATTGTAAATTCTAATGTTACCGAATCGGGTGAACCAATTCCGTTTGAGGATGCGAAAGAACCCGAACTTGAGCCGGTACCACGCAGGAGCCGTAGAGAAAAGCTAGAGGGAGAAACTACGAGTGTAAAAGATGAAATACAGCCTACACCTGAGGTCAAGGCACCTGCAAGACGTAGTAGACGACCGAGGACGGAAGTGTCATCGGACGGTTTCATGAGCATCCCTGACGGTATAGATATAGATGAAGAACTACCATTCAACTAAACACAATTAAAGAAGAGGAGAATTAAAATTATGTCAAGTATTTTTGAAAAATGGAATCAGGAAGTAGATCAGGAGAAGTTGAAGAAAGAAGTCGAGGAAGCGGCAGCAGGTAGCACAAGTTATGAGGAAGTCCCGACCGGGGAGTACGAAGTTTCGATTGAAAAGATGGAACTTGTAGCAACAAAGGAAAGCGGTAGACCGATGCTTTCCGTATGGTTCAACATTTTAACCGGTGAACACAAAGGTCAGAAAATCTTTATGAACCAGGTTATCACACAAGGCTTTCAGATTCACATTGCGAATGAGTTCCTGCGTTCGTTAGATAGCGGAATTGACGTTGAATTTGACGGAAATTACGAGCATTACAACAACACCATCCTTGACGTGATGGAAGTAGTCGACAAACAGTTAGAATTTTTACTAGACTACGGTGAGAACAAAAAGGGATATAACACATTCAAAATCAAAGAGGTATTCGAGGTTTAATTTGCTAACATGTCAGTGGGAGTTCACCACTTCCACTGACAATTTTAAAGAAAACGGTAATATTTTTGTCTAAAATGCCATTTTAAATGGTGTTTTAGAACAAAAACTACACTAAAAACGACATTATTTGAATAAAAGTGGGTGATTACAATAATATTCTTTGATACTCTTGGTGTCATAAGCTTTACCACCATCGTTCTTTAACAAGCTAAACTTATACAAAGGTTGTTTAGTGTTTTCATCATAAGCTAAAGGTAAAACTAAACCTGATTGGTTATTGTTTTGAATATTTCTGACAATGTTTTTAAACCCTTCATATTGAGCTTTATGTGCTGCATCAGCATCGTCATCCATAATTTGTGGAGGTACTTCAAAGATTGGAATCCCCCCCAAATCACGATTTAAACCACATTATGTTCGGCAGCTTTCGTTAATAGCTACCCGCTCTGTTAGAGCAGCTTACACTTTAATGTAAGATCAGACTATATCACAATCTCATTAAATGAGATTCTAACCATTTCGAGGTACTTACCCCTACTTCCTAACGGAATAGTCGTTGAACGTTCTCGTTAAACACCGCTATACTAACTAGAAATTATACCCTTCAGACCAATACGCATAGTACTTACGGTCTTTAATAAGTTTAACATTATACTTGTTGATTTTAGGATTATCTGTAAGTTTAACAACATCACAAATGCGACACCCTTCTTCAAGTTTTTTACATATCCAACGAACTGTTTCTTCTGAAAAGATACGAGATCGTTTTGGTATGTTATATTGAGATTTTATACTCTCCCAAGAACTACCATTTCTGATATTTTTAAGTAGAGTTTTAGGGACTCCTAATTTCTCAATAATTTCTATATTTCTTAAACCTTCTTCCATGAGTTTACATATCTCATGTACTTGGTCATTAGTAAATTTTGAGGTAGCAACATCTTCACCTTTTAGAGAAATTTGCAATCCGTTCTGAAATGAATGAATTGTATTTTCAGAATAAGTCACCCATTCTAAATTCTCTATATTGTTATTTTGTTTGTTACCATCAATATGGTTTACACAAGGTTTGTTTTCAGGGTTTGGTATAAACGCCAAAGCAACCAATCTGTGAACTGTTTTAGCTGTAGATTTATTGTTTTTATACAAAGCAACAACCTTATAACCATCTCTATTCGTATCTTGGGCTTTTGGTAATTCGTTACCAACTCTATAAACATTACCTAATTTATCAACTTCATATTCAAAATTTGCGATTTTATTTCTTTCCATAAACACCTCTCTTACTGACATTCAGATTTGGTGTTTAACGAGCTTCGCTGCTGATTACCCAATCCTTAAACTTTTCAAACCATCACGTTTGTTGTTACCAACTACGTTGTGGTATTAAGGCTCTAAGGGGTTTCCAGCAATTAGATTAGTTTTCATATAGTATCACTACTATATGCCGCTAGTCAATAACGGCTTCTAAGTCTTCTACGGCTGCCTTATACTTCCAAGAGTAGTAGCAAGAGCGTAAAGGGCTTTCACCAAGAGGAGAATCTTTCTTCTTACCTAATCGGAATAGTAAGAACTTCTCACGAGGTATTGTAACTTCTGTTCCTTTGCTTGAGATTAAGATTTGACCTTTCTTACCAGTCTTAGCAATTGTTTGTTTAACACCAATTAGCTTTTGATCTTCATCAAATACCCAACCAGCAATACTATCTTGAGAGCGGATAGGTAGTTTATGAATCCCAACCTTACCATCATTAAACTTGCTACCTTTACTAAGTAGTCGCTTACGAAGAACAATTTCGTGAACACTAAAACCGTAAATATTCATGCTTGTTAATTCTTGTACAAAGTCTTGCCAAGAATGTTCCATATCGTGAATACATTCTTCTAAGAATTTAGAATACTGTTTTTGTTCTTCTGTTGCTAAAGGGTGATCTTTAAAAGTAAATCTAGCCTTTAACATCATATGTTCATAGTAATTTAGTGCAGCAGCTACCACACTATCATATGCCATTTGTTTATATGTGATGATAGAAGTAGGGAACTGTAACTCTCGTTTAAGTTCTTCAGTCACTTGGTTATTACAAATTTTTAAACCATTATAACCAACTTCACTCATTTGGAAGCGTGGGACTTCTTTAGCTTTTGTTATTCTTGCCATATTTTATATTCTCTTTAATCCCTCGAAAAGCGGTTAGCTTGTGTAAATGAAGCAATTGTGAAGCTTGGAATAGTTGCTGTTGTTCTCAAATAGTTAAATGCGTCTGATGTAGCATCCACTTGGTCTCGTTTGTTCTTACGAGTACCATCAAATACTTCTAATTCATTGAAGTAATCATGATTCCATTGTTCCTCAACAGGATAAGCTGAATCATCTACATAAGAGACAAACCCTGCTTCTGCCATAGCAGCAAAAGGTGCAAATCGTGTAATCTTATCTGCTACAGGTTTAACTAATCTAACTGTAAAACCCAACTCAGCAATCTTAGCTTGTAATCCTTTTACATAGCTTTGAGCTGAAGAACCTACATCTTTAGGTAATGTGATAATAGTATCTTTACCATCAATATACGCTTGTTCTATGATTCTTTGTTCAACACCTAAGAATAAATCTCTAAAACGTACTACATGCTCAATAACATATCGTTTATCTTTATTCTTAGTCATCTTAACTCCTGCTGTCCAGTCAGGGTTTGGATATACTTCAGAAGGTTTAGATGCTGCTAAATCCCAACTTCTTACACTTGTTGTAGCTCTACCATCAGGATGTTTTAAACTTTCCCCCAACCATTCTTGTTTGAAGTAACCAGATGATTCTTCACGAGCTGTCCAACTACCGTAAAGAAGACGATCTTGCTCTACTCGTTTTAAGCTTTTTAAGTCTGTAATATATGATTTGTGGATATAAGGGTTATCATAGATAGTACTACCGATAACACACATGGACTTAACACCATTATCATCACCTGTACCATAAATTTCTTCAGCTTCTTCTCGTGTATCATACCACTCTAAAGCACCTTCCCTTTGTTTAACAAAGTAACGTACAATACCTCGTTTAGCAGGGTCTGGAATACCAGTCTCAGGGTCTAACCACCACCACACCCAATCCTTTAGGAATGAATCACAGTGAGGGTTTGTTGCCATACAAATAGTTCCTCGATGAGGAACATCTGTATTACGGTTTCGAGAGAACATATAAGTAATCTGACCTTCAGAAAACTCTGTCGCTTCATCGAAAGCAATAAAATCTGCTTGAATACCCTTTTTAGATTCGTTTACTTTTTCACTTTCAAAATGTTCAAACTTTAAACTTGCCCCTGATGGGAAAGTTAGTTTCATATGTTTGATACTTATTTTTAGCTTATTTCCGTAAATCCTACCGTAAAGTTTCTGAGCATCTTCCCACAACCCACCTTGTGCTGTTAATTGAGTTGAAGTTTTTCGGAATACAATCCCACGAGAATTAGGGACATTAGCGAAACGTAACCATCTCAATAGGATTGAATATGATTTACTACTCCCTGCGCTTCCACTACCAATAGTAATATCTGCATCAGAATTAATAAATATTTCTTGTGGCATTGAAGCAGGAGCAATAACTTCTCTTTGTTGTTCTTGCATAGTAAGTTATTGTCCTCTAGTTATTATTTAAGTACTTTCAATGAAACTAATGGAGCAAGATTTAATTCATCTTTATCAACATCATCATCTTTAGAATTAATAGGTTTATACACTTCATTCATTAGAAGTTCATACTCCTTAATAATAAAAGCGATTGCTCTCATCTTTGTATTTTCTGTTGTCTTCTCATCATCAAGCAAATGTTCTAATTTAGTCATTGCTTTCTTTGTAAGAGGTTTTAATCGTCTAAGGATTTGCTTAAACTCTTGTTCTCTTAAATCATTACCAGAAACAGACTTGGGATTAACCAAGTCCCTTCCGTTTGGTCTTCCATTAGGATTACCAGACTCTCCAACTTTAAAAACCATGTTCAATACCTATAATTTTATACAATAATTGGTCGCCATTCATCTGCTGTATTCCCAGCGTTTCGAACACGAACCCACTCAATAATATTACCTGTTCCGATAGCTGAATTTTTGACGCGCTGCCCAATCTGCCATTGACCAGTTGATGGAGGTGCTGACATTGGAGCAATAGTTATTTTCGCATTAGTTTGTTCTTGCCATACCGTAGTCGCCGCGTGTCGAGTATCCGCAATAGTCCCATTGGTTATAACAACTTCTGATCCGTTCATTGCACGAACAGCAGTACCAACAATATGTTTCGTTGCATCAAATAAAACATTATCAAGAATAACTTTTCTGCAATTATCTACATAAAGTTGAGCTAAAGACGGATCGGCATATCCTGTGTTATTTTCAAGCATTAAATTTCTTAAAGTGATTTCAGCAGTACAGTTTTTAATTGTTAATCCGAGTCGCGCACCACGAAGTTTAACTAGCGTTCTATCTCCGCCATTCCCTTGAATAATGTAACGACCTTCACCTGTAATTTTCTCAATAATCTTTTCGAGGTCTTCTGATCCGTTGCTAATTTGGATCACGTGAGTAAACTCAAGTGTGTTCTTGTTGTAAATATCGAGCGTCGCTTTTAAATTCGCAGCAGTAATAGTTTCAGTTTGGCTTCTTGTGAATCGACTAACTCCGAAAGTGATCGGTTCTTCATAGATAGAAGTTACCCCATCAGCTATATTTACTTGTGTTTTATCTCGCGTAATACAGCTATCTGGAATATTTACTCGTGGGTATTTTCCTGAAGCCACATTCAAAACCAAGTCTTTGCTTCTGTATCTTGGGTTTACCGCAGAAGTGAAGAACTTAACTCCAGATAATTGATTTGTTGTTTGTCCGTTACCTGAAAATTCAATAGCAGCATCAGCAGGATTACCAGAATCTAAAGACCCAATGTTTACACCAACCACACCAGATATTGTAACTGCATCATTAAAGGATTTAAATCTTAATAACTTACCAGAATGCTCTGCACCTATACCGAATAAATTAGCCCCTTTAACTTCCAAGTCATAAGCTATCCCTTCACAGTGATCGACTCCACAGCTAAGCATATTCGCATACATAAATGAGTTATTGAACTCAAACCCTTTTTCTACACAAGAGTTTGAATAAACTCCAATTAATGAAGTTGATGTATTTTCTTGTATTCCGCCACTATTGTTAAGAACTAAGCCTTTTTTAGAGAAGCTGAATTTAGAGTTTATGATTGTTGACATGTATGGATTAATTGAAGCAGCAGCCTCAGAGCACCCAAAAACATCAAAATTCTGAATATTCATGTATGGATTATATGCAGATGGATCGCTATATAATCCATATTGAACTAATTGATTTCCTTCAATTCTTCCACCAACAATAGAAATATTGTTTTTATATATGTCTGATAACTTAACCGCTGCTCGCATTTCTGTAGCAACATTAATATTTGTTTGTTGTGTGCCAAAATCTAATAAAATATTTGAAGTGTCGAGTACAATAGCGTCATTATTATTACTGTGTAGTGTTTTTAGTTGCCATGATATTGGGCTTTGCATAAATAATATGCCACCACCAATACTTTGCAAATATGAAACTGCTTCTCGAATCCCAGAGGCATCATCTGCAACACCATTGTTGGGTGAGCCGAAATCACGAGGATCAGCTACGGTTTTGAACCGATTTTTAAAGTTGTAAGCTTCTTCAGAAATCCAACCTAACATATTTGTATTAGGGTTTGTTGTATTGTTTGGGACTGTTGAAAGGACAATATACCCATTTGACAACATAACCCTTTGATTTACTGGGTATCCACTAGGTTTTGATACCCAATAGTCTGTTCTACCAAAATCATCTAATGCACTCTTAAAATCATACAGCCCAAGTGTAGTTGTTCCACCTGTAGAAATCATTCTTATTATCCTTAAATTATTATTATTTTATGCGTCTGATGTTAGGACAGCTAATTCAATTGTTTCTACTGTTGGTGTCCAAGCCCAA